GCATGTGCTCCCTTCCTAGGTCTTAACGAATCACGCTCGCGAGTCAGGATGCGAACCCTGAAGAATGTGGTCGAAGTCACCGGCATAGCCGGGGCTGTTGATCCATCACACTCCGCTTCTCACTTGTAAACGCTGTGCGTACGCTTACAGTTTAACACCACTCACCACCGGAACAACCTCTCATAATATTTGCTCCTCCTAACACTATTCACCACCATTGCCGTCCCTCCAACCACTGCCGATACCCACGATAGCTGCGACATCTTCGCGCCTTGCATTGTCCCCGCTACGATATTCGCCACGCCTGCTTGTACAATATCAGAGGCCATCGGGTGCATATTGTCGTAGCTCAGCCCGCTTAACTTGCCGAACAAGTAATCTATCGCCGCCGTCCGGTGCATCCCCTTCGATTCTAACTTCTTTAGATCATGGACAAACAGGGGATGCCGTTCCAACATTATGTCCATTGGCTTTATATCGCGTACCTTTTTCACGTCTTGCAATGTAGTCCAATAAGCTTGCACACTCCTAGCAGATCCGAAAGCTGGGGGTGTAACCAACTTAATCGTTTCTTCCTTCTGCTCTTGAGTAGCCAACTGTTCTACAACCTTGCTAACCGCAACGCTTGGCACACGAAATAGCCCTATATCACTCCATGTAGGCCGGATCCTCTTGTAAAGTTCTTTCACCTTACGCCGATACTTAGCCACAATACCGCGCACGTCGTCTGCGCCCGCCTTCGAGGTCATCTCAAGCTGCTGCAGCTCGCATGCCTCACCGACTGTTAAATTGAAATCCGCGTACCGAAATTGGTACTGCTCATAACTACCTCGAGCGACACCAAATACTACTGTTGGTAGCTCTACCTTCGGTAGCCGCTCTGATGGTATCTTTCCCCTGAATGACATCAGTCCAAATCCGCCCAATGCAACCGGCAGCCGCAACCAGCTAGTTGATAATCCCCTGTGCTTCGACCAATCCTCAGCGAATACTTGTTCAAGATCCTTGAGCTGGTATCCTAACCGACGTTCTAAAGTACGCAGACAGGCGAAGATATTCGCAGTGTTCGCTTCAAACGACCAGGGCTCGTTCGCCCATGGCTTCCTCTGTGATAGTCCCGGAATCGCTCTGTTCGGATATCCCCAACACCTATCTTCTGAGTACCAGATCCTTAAAAATTCTGTCTCCTCATAGTGTATTCCATACTTTACATCTTTGCCTATAGCGTTAATCGACGCGTATGCAAGACGCATCAGTAACGCAGCGCAGTAACTTTTGCATATTATCGAACTGTCGTCTCCACGTATATACTCAGCAATGAGCGGCACATTTAGTTTTTGCATCCTTATCTTCGCAGCACGTGTCATAATCTGGTTCCAAAAGTTGCCGATCAATGACGTAATCGCGATACCGCTCTGCAGCCCACCTGTGACTCGCACCACATACTCCTGCCCCTCCGTATTTACAACCATGTTTGTATTGTCCAAATTTTTAACGCACTCGTTTTTAATATATTCCCACTCATCCCTGTACTCCTCAGGTACGTTGACCATTCCCGCAGAGAAGAATTCGTCAGCCATAATCTGACACTCCCAAGTTGTCGGTTGATGATCAAACCCAGCATAATCAAACGGTAATGAATAATTTTCTTTCAGCTGGTTGAGCATCGTTTCCTGTCGGCCCATCTGTACATTGACATTTTCCTCAAGTGTGTTATTTGACCATTTCACCTGAACGTGATTTGACAGGTACGCTAGCCAACTCATCGAGTAATACGTCCATATATCACCGCCGACTGCAATTCGCATCTTCCCAAGCTCTGCTTTAACCATCGCCTTACAGACGCCTACGCCGAGCGCCGCCCGCGTCTTTGATATCAGCTCGTCGACGGGTACGACATCCGTCATGAAATTCTTCCGCGCTTTAAACTTTCCTTTTTCTCCCTCGATCTCATAATGTACCTTCCCGTACGAACTCGCGCCTGACGTCGCCGCCTTGCCGCTCTTTATCCAATCGTCTAACCCCATATATTTACAGTAATCAGCGGTATGACCAGCCATAACGCTTCTGGCTATGTCACGGAACTCGTGTTCCCAATTTGTCCATCCGTGTTCATCTCCTCCTTCAGCCAAAGCTGTACTCTCTTTTAGCATGTCAAATCCCGGCATAGGCGGGTTACGATACCCTACCATGGACGCTTCGGCGAGCTGGATCCTATCTAGCATCGAAACGCGATATTTCTTGACAATAATGTTGACTTCGTATGATACGTATAGCCAGCTCTCTAGTGACCGGTATGCATTCAGTCGTGCCCAAAACTCCATCCATTCAACTCCGTGGATGTGTACGGCGTACAACAAATTCGACACGTGTATACTATCTAGCTGATTCATAAGTTGCATCGCTCTACGCCATACGATAGTTTTGCCCCTGTATAATCGTTGTAGAACAATCAGCGATGTGCGTTTTATCTGAATATCCGTTTTTGTTCTGTATCCAAACCAACTATCATAGTCAGCCTGTGTAGCACGTAGATCCATTATCCGCTCCCACACTTCTAGGTCAACTTTACCCGTTGCCTTCTTCCTTGGCTCTGTCTCATCCGAGAATCTCTTGCTAGCTCTAATCCGCTTAATCATCTCATTTCGGTCGATGACTGGTGTCTGCTCTGGTGGTAGTAGGTCCGTTTTCCCCTGCACTATCCGTATCAGATCTGAGTCTGGCTCTAACCCCAGACGGTCATATACCATGAGCAATACCAAATCGTCGACAGACCACTCAACGCCGGTGTAACGCTTTATGTTCTCGGACCATCTCCTGAGATCATCACCGCTTCCGGTATTAATACATCTGACGTTGTTTCTAATGATTTCGGTGAGATAACCACGTCGCCAGTCATCCCCTGCTCTTTTAAATTTTCGTCTGTCATAACATACTTGGCCCATCTTGACTCCAGCTTTGTGCTATAATGTGCAGGTACTGCCTCGTACTGCACAACGTCACGTAATAACCAAACAGATACATTCTGCTGTGTCGCTCGAACCATAGCTAACCGAACCGATTGCGCGAGCGCGTTGGCAACCATAGGGAAGATTAGCAATCCGTCACTCGTCGTCGTCGGCCACGCTGCGGTGTTAGCACTGTATATCGCGCCGACCGCGCGCGCAGTATAAAAAGAGCTTGCTGTTATGTCTCGTTGTGTGAAGAAAGTGCCCCCTGCGAGCGGTGCAGCATACGCTGCCGCTCCACTGAATAGCCGCTGCACTGCGGTAGTCGTAGTCATCATTAATCTATCATTCCACCTCGCCTCTGATGATATATCAGCCGTCTGATTACTATTTATCGCCGGCATTATGTATCGCTGTTCTCGGTATGGCCCAGCCAAACCTGGCAACTGTATAGCGGTCATGCCCTCAGCGTATCCCGCAAGCGATCCTTTACCTCCGGGTGGGGGAAAAGAGCGCATTATCTTCGGCACGTTGTTCAGCAATAGTTGAAGCCACACATCAGGTAAGGTGTGCGGTATACAAGCGAGCGTTGCGATAGCAGCAGAATCAAACTGAGTGTGGAAAGTACCATTTGCCCTCGGCAGCCGTTGATCGTATATCGTAACGCGTCGACCTCGCCATGTCGACGACCCCAGTGTCATATTTGTTAGTGCCTCGAAGCAGCTGTTTTGAAATCCACCAAAACGCGCATTTATTTGACCGAGCATCGTATCTGTCGTATTAGCATAGTAGTTTCGCGCAATCTTCCGGAACGATATCATCTGTGTGTTGGTAAAAGCGTTATTCCATGTATCGGTATCCCAACCTAACTCAATCCTGTGTGCGGTATTCACCGCATGAAACAGTGCGCCCTTCATTAGCAGCCAGTGCCACGCGTATGAATTGCCGTATGTCTCGGGGATCGTTTCATCCGTTACTCCTTCATGGCTGACGCTCAATCCGACCGCTACGCGGTTCCACGCGATAAGATCTGTAGCATTGACTAAATACGTCGCTGCAGGGTAGCTTGGCTGCGGCCAATTAACGACCGATTCGATCGGATTCTGACAGAAACTATCTGCGACTCTAGCAGCAGTCAGCCCCCCGGCAGTGAAAAAGCCAGTTGCGTTTGCAGTACGTGTCATCCCGACCCCCGCAACGACAGTGAGGTTGGCAGCAATGTCTTGTACTCGCTGTAATGACTTCTCAAGCCCAACAATCGACTGCATCTTTGATAAAAAGGTTCTGATGCTTGTGATGTCGTGGGTCAAAAACCAGCTGAAGAGATATTCGCACATATCGTACACGAGTAGGACGGCGATACCTACGTAATTGATAGCTAATGGGACGTTACCTCCCGGAAACGTGACAGTCGCGCTTGGTCCGCTAGTAAGCTGTTGGACCTGAGCAGCAATTGCTTCACCCGGTGACGCGGGGTTTCGCGCAGTTGTTGCTCTTGGCATGATTATATGCAGTGTAGTTATGCCTGGAACGTATGTCAACTCAGAGAAAGGAACATACGGCTCAGCGGATGGGTTCGCGCCGGCGTTGTCAAAAGTATTAACTTCGATCTGCGCAAGTTGTGCAGGATATGGTGCCCACATGCGAGTGAAGAGAGCAACTGTCTCGTTAAAATTATCTGTACCGGTAATCAATCCTTCTGGCATATATACCACGTTCGAACGTTCAGCGAATGGCACAGTGATAACTGTATAGTGGAAAGCGATGGTCCCTGCCATCCCACCGAACGGAAACACGCTTGCTGTACCCCCGCACGCCTCACCAAAGTTAACACCCGCGTTTGGAGCTAAGACGGGACCAAGTCCGGTTGTATCCGGCTGCGCCTGTTGGTTCAGAATAGCTGCAGCGGAAAGCGGTGCATGTCGTGTTTCCGTATTGCATGCAAGAGTCTGATGTAGTAGCTCGATCTTAAGCATCGCCTGGTCCATGTTTAAGCCGTAATACGGTTTGTATCGTGCCATCTGTCCAACTTCTGCGCTGTTGAAACCGCTCGTAACTGTTAGGTCAGCTTTCGCTAAGTTCAGATTCTGTGCGGCGGCTTGCGCGGTTAGATACATTGCAAATTTAGTAGGATACAGCTCACCGGTCTTAAAAGGCATAGGTAAGACACTCTGTATTGGTAGCCGTACACCGGACGCTACAGGCAGACCACCGAGCGTTGGGCGGTAAGTTCGGGGGAACATGTTTGTTAATGGTAGATTTAGCTGAGCTAGGCCTGTGAGCGCGTTCGCCGCAGAGATGATCGGAGCGTTTATCTGCGATTGCGGAGCGACGTCTGCGAGGGCGGGATTTACATTTGACGGTGTAGTCGCAATTCTTGTTGCGACAGCAGATCCGGAACAGTAGTTTGATGCTTTCTTGCTATCGATCAGAAAGTCGATCTCCGGCGCGCTGTCGATTTCGCTCATGTCTTGCGTAAAGTTCGTATTGCCTTGCATCGCGTGCACTTCTCGGTTGTGCGTCGCAGCCTCCTGCGCTCGTACACCGGTGTAATCCCCGACAGATAGTCCCATCGTCGCACACAAGTCATCATATATATCCGACTGCGTGGATAATTCTTTGAAGGAGGGTAGTATGTTTAACAGCACTTCTACCATAAATGTCCGCGATACGTTGTTGACCCAGCAATATATGACCCATGTCGCGCTGTTGAAGTTTTCATCTTGCCATTTGTTCCCTAACGCTTTGCTTATTATTACCAGCTTGAAGTCGCGTGAACATGGCGCTTGAGTGACCCAGACTGCTAACCTTGCTCTGTCGTTTTTATATTTGTCTGCTATACGATCGATTGTAGCGATGTAGTTGTCCTTCCTCTTGGCATGTTCTTGATCGTTACGCGTTGCCGCCTCTCGCACCCGACGATCATCGTTGCTCACCATTGTGACGGTGCGTTCTTGATTTTTGACTATCTTCGTTGCTGTGACGGTCTTCCCTCTGCCAGCGTGTGATATTACAACCCCCTTGTCGCCAGGCTGCTCAGGTTCGCAGTCCCGGTCGAGCACGTCGAGCATGTCGCTAACCCAATCACAGGATAGGTTTAGGTCGGGTATCGACAAGAGTATTAAACCAAGCTCCGTTCTGAAAAGGAAGGTGTCGTCAGACACATGTGCCTTCAGCAAGGCTACAATCGCGCCTTCGTCGCACCTATCATCGCGATCAGATATCACATCTTCGAAGATGCGCTGTATCTTCTCGGGCTCGAGACTAACAATGATGTCTCCGTTCACATCGTCTGCATCGCTGATCTTCGTGCCAGAGTATAGGTCACGGATCGCTGCCATCTCCGTGTCTCCAAAATTTAGCATCGGCGATATCCTCGTCGCTGTGTTACCATTAAGCGTATGCATCGTGCGGTTATGGGATGCTTTAAGTACCTCCTCCCACGAACCAACTTCGGTATAATCAATCTGACATCCAGCGTATCGCTCACGCAGCGCAAGGTCGAGTCTCTGTTTAGCGCGTTTTTTCGAGGACGCAGTTTCCAGAACGTATTTCGAACCGTCAATCGTTCGCGCGTTCCAGATTGGTCTGTGATCAGTGCCAAACCTCTCGAAACATATCGCAGCTTTCCAGACTTTTATCGCTTCCGCACCGATCGGCGGGTAGTCTTGATTGTCTGGTGAGACCCATAGCGGTACGTTCAGTTTTGCGAGCCCGACCACGTTTACGTTCTGTATCGCTCCACCTGTGATCGGCAGAACTGACGCGACATACGATATCGTCGGCCAGCCCGATGAGGCAACTATAATAACATGTGTCTGTGAGACACCGCCTAGCGACGCGATTGCGCCACATTGCAATACGTGTTGTGCGAATGGCGAAGCGTTGAACGTCTGAGCAAACACCAACGTAAGAGGTGTGCCCATAGCCAAGCTAAATTGAAACGTCGAACCGGCAGGTTGATCAGTCGAGACAGAGACCGATATAGTATATGGATTGGTACCGTTGACGACGTTCAAGTCCTTAAAACGAGAGAGTGATGTGCCGCCGGCGCCTGAAACGTAGTCGGACAAGACGACTTGTCCTGGTATCAATATATCAGGTGTTATAGGTGGAGACGTGGTAAGCCACATCGACTTAACCTTCTTAATCTCATCATCGTCAGCCTGAGCTGACCTCCGCTCTTCGTCTTTTAGAAGATAAGCAAGTTCCGCCTCCTCGCGCGCTCTATCATTCAATGGAGGTGAGTAGTCTCCAACCTCTTCTTCGTCATAACTATCTTCACTCGACGATCCTGACTCGATTGTCGGTTGCACCGGCCGCTTGTCGAACGTTTGTTGTTTCGACCCCACGGCGGGACTGGCACATGGCCTCTCTGCACGCACTGTGCCAAGATGCGACTGCGCAGGCCTAATCTTAGTATTTTGTTTTCTGACATAATTTAATCCGGAACTGCTCCTGTCAGGGAGAACAGAGGGGATAAAGTTTTCAGCATAACGGTTATTCATTATGTTGTAGCTGGTTCGTAATAGGGGTTTAAAGGGTACGTTCTTTCACGCCGTCACCGACTTCGGATACTAGATTGTTGCGCTAGCACACACGGGAATACTGCAGCGTCTCATCCAAGATGTCCAAGGAACTCGAGGTTCGCTAGTCCATATGCAGAATAATAACGGTGTGTGGTTTTAAAACATTTGCTCGCTTACGCAACGTGACAATTTCCTCACAAAGAAGCTACGTGAAGGGTTCAATAATCGATATTATGGGGGTCTGCTGTCTAAGGCTATGTCTCCACTGCCCGCTTGCACCATCCCACTTTTCTCGAGTAATTACTGCGTCCACTTCACAACCAAGTGTTTTGTCTACGTCTTAACAAAGAGTTACCGCTTAAAGGAAAAACCACGAGACACCGAAGTGCTCACCCATAGGGCAAAAGTGGCGCAGCCGGCAGACACTCTGTCCGGCGCGAGGGGAGATCATCGGGTAACCTAATGATAA